CCCCCTTTGATCCGACCGTCAGGTAGGTGTCGGTGATCTGGCGTGAGTGCTGGGTAGCGGTTTCGTCTCTCAGGTCGGTTGAGCGGTATTTCAGAAAGACCATGCGCGGGGTAGTCACTTCATCCTTGCGTTCTTCCTCGAAGATATTTTTGTTGCTGGATCGCACAAAGTCGTCTTCGGGCACGAGGATGTCGGTCGCGCCGGTCTGGTGCACAAAGACCAGCTTCCCGTCCCGTTCCACCCCGATAAAGTTGTAGGCGGTTTGCAAGGGTTCCAGCGCCGCGCGGTAGGTCGTGTCCCGCCCGATGACGTAGCCCTTTACAAAAGTGGTGGCTAGATCGGTCACGTCGATATCAGAGGCGCTGAGTTTGCCACGGGTAACGATGTCTGACACTACGGTGGAAAGTGGTTCCGCCCCACGGCCAAGTTGGGGTTCCAGATACTCCCAGCCGAACAGCGATGTCTCCCCGCTCAATTCGACAAAGATCAGGCCGCGCTCTTGGGATTGCTGGTAGACGGACGGGACATAGTTCGCGTTCAGCGTATCCCCCAGCGAGAACTGGGTGGCCGTGAATGTTTTGGCAATCGCGCCGTTCGTGGCGTCGATTGAAAGGAAAGCGCCGTCTAACGTGCCGGTGTTGGCTTGACGCCCGAGAAGGCGGGTGCTTTCCGGCTGTCGCATTTGGTTGTCGATAGCGCGGCCCGGTGCCCCGGCGGATGCGATGTTCCAGACTTCGATAGGCCCGCCGTCCGTCTCGTCAGGCTCATTCATGGACGACACGTCATAGGCCCGCCACTCGGCGGTGGTCCGGTATATCAGGTAGTCCAGCGACGGGACATAGGTAAGGCTTGGCGCGGCGGCGGGACCGCCCGCCATCCCATTCCCGAATTCAGGCATGACCTTTGCCCAGATGCGGCGGTAGCCCCCCGTGCTGTTCATTTCCATCTTATAGAGGACCACGGCATCTGACCCGTTCGGGTCCGTCCGCATCATGACGTAGCAATAGGTGTAGTCTTGGATGCGCTGGCCTTCGATGCAATCCATGAAGCCGAATGAAAACCCGACTTCACTGTCGCCGTAAAGAGGCCCCCGGCTTGGACCGCTTACCAGCCCATAGCGCCATTCAGACACGCCTAGTATGTTGTTTATTCCATCCTCCTGCATGTTTTCGGTCTTTTTGATACCGCCTCCCATCTGGATAACGGTGACAGAATGAAGGTGCGTCCCGCTCGGACCATCTGCGTTAAGCTGGCACCCCCCAAGGATGAAGTTTTTCGGCCCGAGAAGCGTGTCCACCTGATAAGCGTTGTATCCCGCGTTTAACTGCACCACGTTTTGCAGGGGTACCGTCCAGCTAGACACGATGTTCGTGTCAGGCGGGTCTGCGTTTCTGTTCAGTTTTTCGCCGCCGCTGGTGCTGCCCGCCCGTGAAAAGTCTGATTTGTTCACGAACGTGATGTTCCCGTGCTTAGTCGTCACAAAGCGGTCAGGGTCGGTGTATAGCGCCAGATAGTCACCCTTTGATCCGACCATGTATTTATAGATGATGTCGTTCACATAGACCGGGTTGAACAGATTAGAACTGTCAATCTTGTTGAGGATTTTCTTCGTGTAAAGAACGTCCCCGGTCTGGCCGTCAGCCGCTTCGAACCATTGAACCCGCACGCTTGTTGGATCGCCGGGGGTGTTGCTTGCCATTTGGAACGGGTTCTGGACCTGCTCTATTGTCTGAATTTCTTGCCGGATGCTGAAAACCACGTCCCGGTCGCGGTCATAGACCCACGGATAGGTGGAGGTCTGAGTGATCACAGGAACGTCTGGGTCCCCCATTTCCCGGAACAGAAGTTCCGTCTCGGTAGGGTCCCCCCATGAGATAACGAACCGGAACTGCGGTACGCGGTTGCCCACGTCTTTGAGCGGCATCCGGTTGAACACGATGTAGCAAAGGCCCCGGTAAGCAGGGCACACTGTAGGCCCCACGTCAGCGGCCATGATCGGGTCTTGCTCTTGGGTCAGAGACCCCTCGTAAAAGTTGAATTCGAGGTTCTTGATGATTGGCGGTGACCGCTCTTTACCCTTGTCGTTCACGCGGTCTCTTTCGGGCACGCCGTCCAGAAAGGGGTGGAGGTTGCCCGATGGTTTGCCGTCAATCGCGTCCCGATCATAGATCAGCTTGCCGTCCGCATAGATGCCTATCAGGGTTTGGGCTTCGCGCTGGCTGATGCCCACGGCGCAGGTCAAGTAGTATTTGTATTCTGTCCGGGTTCCGAGTGAGAACGGGTTGCCCTTGCCGATGTCGTATTCCTTGGAGACCTCCTCGATTTCCTCACCCCAGATGATGTTGCCGCCGATCACGTCTGTCCCGTAGCCGATAGGGATAGTACGCCCGAAGGCGGCGCTGGACACGGTGGTGTCGTCAAGGCGCGGCCCTTCGATTTCCTGTTTGGGGCGAAGCGCCGCGATGATCAGGGAGATAGCCGCTTGGAGAGCGATGTTGACTGCGAAACTTACTGGATCAGCCATCTGCCACCCCCTTGAAGTCGTAAGCGGCATGGAGACGCATACCGTCTTTCTGCCCTTTAAACAGGTCCACCACTACGGCCCGTCTTGCGGCAGTCCCGTGGATGATCGCCCCGGCCTTAGCGTTTATGACGACAGACGCATGGAAAGGCGAACCGTTGAAGCTGTGCAGAAGGACCATTCCGGGCTTGAGGTCGTCCGGTGATCTCAAGTGCATATGAGCATCAAAGTAGCCCCGCACGGAGCCATCCGGTTCGCGCCTGTATGCAGGGATGTCGAGACGGTCGGGGAGGATATCCAGTTCCTTGGCGATAAGGTAGATCAGCCCCACGCAGTCCACGCCACGCCGGGACCGGCCTTGGTGCTTCCAAGGGGTGCCCACGAGGCTTTGGGCGGTCTTGACGATCTGGGTGCGGGTGACGGTCATTTCGCGTTCGGATACTTCTTGAGGTAGTTATCGCCGGGGACGTAGGGGTGGCCTTGGAAATTGAGGACGTTTCCGAACTTGTTCCCGCAGTCTGGAACGGTCTTGGAACAGCCGGGTATGGCGGTGCCAGTGTCCCCCACTTGCACTTCGAAGGGAAGCCGCAGATGCAATTCGATTTCCACATCTCCGGTTGACCCTTCCGGCGCGAACTTGATGCCCTTGGAGACGGAAGCATTCGCCCCGGTGTTGAACAGAAGCGCCCCCTCTTGGAACCAGTCCGGGTAATCGGCCAGACGGGGTTCGGTGAGGGTCACAGAAAACGCCTTGCGGTTCGTCACCGATGTGACGGTGAAGTCCCGGTCGTAGCGCAGGTTGCTCACCCACGTCACGCTTCCATCGGTCACTTCGACGCCGGATGCACCCACGTCGAAGATCGTGAAGTCGAGGATCGTTTCGTCTTCCGTCTGTCCCGGCGAAGTGCACTTCCAGACATAGTCCGGGTATTCGGAAACTATCATCCAGTTCTCGGTTGCGTATGTGGTGAGGCTCTGCCGTTCGGTGCGGGTAAGGACCGGCACTTGGCATTTCGTGCTGCCCAAGTCCACCGGGCACGCGGGAGTGTAAACCAGCGTCAGGCCCTCAGAGAGTGCTTGTGAGAGGCCCCGAAGTTCAACGTCGAATTCCCCGAGGTTGTTCTGGCGCGCGGTCCCCAGCCAGCCGGTGCGCCGCACAATGCTACCCATGGACAGGTCTTTGTAGTTCACCACTTGGATAGTGACGCGTGCGCCGTCGAACAGCCCGCCCCGAACGTCATTCCGCTTTACCAGCGTGCCGTCCAGTATGCCCTTGATCTCCATGTTGTCCACGGACAGGTCCACCTTGTCCTCAATCGCGGAGCGGTCGTAGCCGATCCCGGACAGGTAGGTTGCCCCCTCGAACACCAGATCACGGTCATGGTCGGTGAAGCGCAGCACTTCCCCGTCATTGCGTTCGATGGTCCACAGGGACGCAAGGGTTTGCAGTTCCCCATCAAGGTGGGTTTGCAGGGCAGATGAAAAGACTAGGGGCATTACTGTTTCAGTTCCACGATGGGGATGGCCGGGGTCAAGAGGACGTTCTTGTTCTCCACGATGATTTCCAGCCGGTCGGTGTCAAAGCGGACGGGCAGATCGAAGGTGCCGGTCCACGTTATGTCCACGGCATAATCGGGCGGGTCGGTGAACGTGATGATCCCGGTGGCGGTGTTCAGTGCCCAGCCGCTCCCCTGCTCCACGCCGTCCAGATAGACCTTGAAGTTGGCATCATTGACCGGCTTGTAGATCGGCTTGGTGTAGGAGAAGCCACCCTCGTCGGTATAGGTGTATTGCAGTTGAAAGGTGGTGTCGCCACTGTCCGGGCTTTCTTCCACGCCTTGCTGTCCCGTGCCGGTCGTATAGTTGGACCAGTCCCGGAACCGGAAGCCGCGCGCCTTGCCTGCCCGCGCCATGAAGAAGTTCCTGATCTTGAGCGCGTTCTCGCGGGTGTCGATGCCGTAGCCGATGTCCCACTCGCCCCGGTCCACCGACCACAGGCTGTTGCGCTTTTCCTTGCCCGAGTTGAGGACGGTCACGGTGGTGAGGAAGCCCGGCCCGCCTTGGGCACCACGCTCAATCTCAACCGGAAGGCGGACTTCATCAAACGCCATATCATGCTTCTCCATGCCGCTCGGAATACCCGTGCGTAGTTTGAGCCTTGCGGCGAGCATCCTTGGCTAGACCCAGAGAGGAAAAAGTCCCAAGGGTGACCATACCCGCATCCGTCCGTAAGGTAGCTTGAAAACGCCCATTAGGGCGAAGGTAAACCCCGGTAGCCCCCGTGGTGTTTGCCTTAGATCGCTTGGCGTTTCGTGCGTTCTTGGAGGGGGTTGTGTGTCTAAGATTTAGGATGGCATTGTCGGTTTTAACGCCGTTCTTGTGATCCAGCTTATGCACCCATTCCCCGGAGTGCATAGCCCACAGAACCCGGTGCAGCTTGAAAAAAGATCGGTTGATTGCACCGTAGTGATAACCACCCCCGTCCAAGGCCGTGAACGCGCGTTCACCAGAAAAACGAGCATTCCAGACCTTAAACCCATGAAGGTTTTTGAAGTGGGTTTCCGGGCGATGGTTCCAAACCAAGAGACCCCCTTCAAAATAGGGGGTGAAGCATTCAAACAGATATGAAATTTCCAGTGTTTTCATGGTTGGATATTAACCGGGTCAGTTGTTCTGGTAAACTCTAGTTATTGCGATTGTCAGCGTCTTGCATCAGGCGAGACATGCGTGCCCGGACTTGGCCTTCGGAGCGGCGGAAGCTGTCCGCGTCCCCGCCGGGGAAGTTGAAGTTGATGTTGGGGGCGAACTCCCGTGTCGCTTGAGGAGACGAATTGGAGGCACGCAAGGCCATGAGGGTGTTCGCCTCTCCGGCTTGGCCCCCGGCTTCATAGGCGCGGGAATACATCCGGCCCATCATGTCGTCGCCGCGCCCGGCGTTGATGGCTTCCAGAAGGGGGCCATACTGCGAAGTGGCGCGGGCGTTGGTCACGAACTCGCCGTTGGACAGGAAGCGCAGGAGGTTGTCCTGTGTCGGCCCGCCCTTGCCGGAGACATAGCCGCCTTGCGCCAGACCCACGCTAGTGCCCAAGAAGGTGCTTCCCCCGATGCCTCCCCCCAGCCCCGCGCCGAAGGCGTTCAGGAAGTTGGCGAGCAGCCGGTCCGCAAGGAACTTGGAAAGCTGTTTCAGCAGGTCAGTGAGCAGGCCCTTGAAGTCCGCCTTGCCGGTCGTCACAAAATCCACGATAGCGTCCGACATGCCATTGAACGCGCTCACCACGAAGTCGCGGGTGAAGGACACCGTGCTTTGCAGGTTCTCGTTGATTTGTGCCAGACCAGCCTTGAGGCCGTTGGTGAAGGTGTCCGCGTTGCGGGTAGCCTCTTTCAGCGCCTCGCTCTCTTGGCGTAGCAGTTCGATCTGTTGCGCGGTCAGTTCCGTGCCCTCTTGGCGCGCGATGTTTTGCAGTTCTTGGATGTTCTTGGCGAACTCCAATTCCTCGCCATACAGGCCAAGCAATTCAATCTCGTCGCGGTAACCTTGGACCCGTTGCTGGATAGCATCCCCCAGCGGATCGCTGTCACCGCCTCCGCCTCCGCCTCCGCCTCCGCCTCCGCCTCCGCCTCCGCCACCTGCACCAGCGCCAGCGCCAGCACCACCACCGGATGCCCCGGACCCAGAAAATCCCCCAGAACTCGGCCCCGATGAGGCGCTGAAATTAGACTTCACTAATTCAAGATTCTCTCTTTGAGCCTCGGAGTTTCTTACCACAGAGGCGGTGAAATCATCCAACTCAGCCGCCGCCGCCGCTCTTATTATACCATCACCAGAACCAAAGGCGTCGGAAAGTTCTGCTCGTTTCTGTGCTATAGTGCCCGCCGCCCGTGCCTCTAGTTGGCTTTTTCCTTTTGCTATAGCTGCATTGGTAGCCTCAAGACCTATGGACCCCAGATCAAGGCTGGCCGTAGCCGCCGCCACAGCCGCCAATGCCCCAGCGGCGGCGTTAAGATTATTTGCCAGAGAAACGGCGGCACCCGCCGCACTAGCTATAGACCCCGCCGCCGACCGGGCGTTGCGGTCCACGTTCGCGGCTTGAAGCGCGGCCTGCACCAGCTTCTCGACGGCTTGCCGGGTGTTGGCGTCCAGTTGCTTGACGCCACCGGCCCCCTTGATGATTTCCTGTGCGAGTTTCAGCGCCTTGCGGCTGGCGTCCCCCATGTTGTCCGCTGAACGCAAGTTCACCAGTTCTTGATTGATGCGCCCGACTTCATTCGCGCTAAGAGACGTCTTGTCCAAGAACTCGGAGGCTTCCGCCAGCGCGTTGCCGAAGCTGATCTGCCCGTTCACAATCGCCAGTTCTTGCGTGAGGATAAGCGCTTCCCGAACTGTCCCGGAAATGTTGCCATACTCGGCCCGTAGTTCTTGCACCGGGGGCAGGGTGTTGAACGTGGCTTCACCCACCAGCCCTTGGGCCTGTGCAATGGCTCGGACTTGTTCTGCGGTGCCGTTGTTCGCAAGGTTGAAGCCGTCGATACGGGCGCTTGCTGCGGAGGCTTTGGCCTCGGTCTCAGCGAGGGCTATGTTCAGTTCTTCCACTACCGCACGGGCTTCCTTGATGCGGGTGGTCTCGAACAAGTTCACGCCGAATATGTTGGTCTTGAACTCCGCATCCGCCAGTTCTTTCTCGGCGTCTGTGATGGCTTTCTTTAGGGTGACGATGGAAGCCTCGGTAGACTTCAAAAGTGCCTCAGCCACGCTCCTGCCCGCGTTGACAGCGAACACCGCCAGTGCAGCCTCCAAGCCCCCGAAGCTGTCCGTCACGTCTTGCACGCTCTCTTTCAGGCGTTGCGCGCTTTCTTGGGCACCAGTGAAGGCCCGGAACACTCCGACGACAAGGGTGGCCACGGCGATGAAGGGGATGGCCCGCATGGCAAGACCCAAGGCCCGCATGGCGAGGGTCGCTTGCCCGGCCCCGGTCACCAGTGCCACCAGTGCAGCTAACTGCCCCGTGACGGCCAAGCGCAGGATGGTGAAGATGCGCCCGGTCAGGGTGGCCGTGGTGTTCAAGGCGAAAAGCGAGCGGGTCAGGGATACAGCGGCGGCAGCGGCGGCGGGCAGGGCGCGGGATGCGAACAGCAGAACGGCCACCACCACGATGTCAAAGTTGTCGGCCACGACCTCCACCACCTTGGCGATGGCTTCCATGGCGGGCACCAGAACCGTGAGGGCGATTTGTCCCAGACGGGTGAAACTCTCGGCAAGGCTGGCCAGCGCCACGGTCAGGCGTTGATCAAGGTTCTCTGCCACCTTCTGGAAGGCCACATCGGTGGCCCCGGCCTTTTGCTCAAGGTTCTCTAGGGTAGTGGCAAAGGCGTCAGAACCCCCGCCGGTCAGGGCAAGGACACCACCCAAGGCTTCGACCGATCCGAACAGCTTGGCCAGTTCCTCGGCGCTACCGCCGGAGGCATCAGACAGGGATTGCAGGAAGGCTTGCAGCCCTTCGCCAGACAAGGCGGCGACGTTGAAAGCCACATCAAGGTCTTTCGCAGCTTTCACCGCCTCGCTGGTGGGCTTAATCACGGCTTGTAGGATGCCGCGAAGTTGGGTGACCGCCGTGCCGGTGTCGATACCTTGGGTGGTCAGGGCGGAGGTAGCACCCACGAGTTCGTCAAAGGACACGCCGGTGGTCACGGCCAAGGGAATGACGGCCCCCAGAGAAGTGGCCAGTTCTCCGATGGTGGTCTTACCCGCCTGCATGGCGACGAACAGAGCATCCGAGGCTTCGGTGGCCGTGATCACGGAAGGGCCATAGGCGTTGACGGCGGTGGTCAGGATGTCAACGCCGGTGGATACATCGGTGACACCGCCCACCGCCAGCTTGTTGGCCTGTGTGACGATTTCCGTTGCTTGCGGGATAGTAGCGGCCCCGGCGGAGATTGCCTGATAGAACGCTTGGATTTGGCTGGTCTTGGTGCCCCCGAACTCCCGGACCAGCGAGCGTGTGGCATCGGTCAGATCGCCAAGCTGTGTCGGGGTGCCTTGGATCAGCGTGCTGGTTTCCGCCAGCGCGGCATTGAAAGATCGGGCCGATTGCGCGGCCCCCACGAATATCCCGATACCGGCAATGGCCGCACTAAGCAGGACGAACCCTGTCACCACAGCGCGGATACGTGCGGGCAGGAGGGCCGGGATTAGGGCGGTCAGGGCACCAGCCCCCACGGAGGCGATAGCGGCCCCCACAGCCGCCGCCGCTTTGGCCAGAAGGCCGAAGGCTTTAGCAGCTAGGGAGGCTTGCTTGGCGACTTCCTCGGTCTGTCCCGCCAGTTCCTCAGCCTGTTTCGCAGCTTCTTCGGTATTCTTGCCCAGACCCTCGGTCGCCTTGGCGGCTTGGTCCGTATCCTTTTCCAGCTTGCTGGCGTTCTTGGCCACGCTATCAAAGTCCCCGCCAAGAGCCTTGACGGCGCGGCGGGCTTCATTGCGTGCTTTAAGAACGAAGGTGATGTCTTGGGCCATGCGCCTACCGTGCTTTGCGGCGTGGTCCTCTCTTGGGGGAACCTTTGCCTCGGTTATCGCGTTCAGCCTGCTTCATCTGGATTTCCTGTTGCCGTGCCCGCCCGGACTTGACGCCGGTTTCGGTGGCAGTGACGACCGCGCTGTATCCGGCGGCTTGATCGTCTAAGGCTCCATTGGCTGGGAGGATACCTTTCTCCCAGTTCATATGCAAGTGAAACGCCTCGGCCTCCATGCGCGGGTTGTCCCGGAAGTAGACCAGCGGGCACAGAGACATGGCAGGATCGTTGCCGAAGGTGTGGGGTTGCTGGACCGGCTCGTGACAGCCCCATGCGTCTTGATTGGCCTCAGTGCATAGGTAGCAACGCCGGTCCGGGTAGACTATTCGCCCGAAGATGGCTCTGGCGAGTTTCCCGCCTCATCCCCATCCTCCACCATGTTGTCGCTCATAATCTGTTCCGCCAGTTCCTCGACCACGGACAGGGGCATCTGGTCCAAGAACTCGTTGGGAACGACCGACCGCTTCACGCCACCGCCCACGTCGCGGATAACCAGCTTGAAAGGGATGACGTTGCCCTCGGCGTCAAGGAAGTTCTCCACGCCTTTCAGGCCCCGGCGCACGGCCTCGAAGTTCATCTTGGCGCGGTTCACGGATGTCTTGATGTCGGTGTCGGCTTCCTCGGCATCGGCCTTGCCTTTGCCCTTGGTGTCACCCCGCCCGAAGCTGATCTGGGTCGCGCTGTCCCGGATGGTGCCCACGTCACGCGATGAAAGCGTGCCGATTTGCCAGATGGTGGGATCGTCCGCGTCGTCCTCGGAACAGACAAAGTTGCGGGTTGCGGACAGGTTGAGGGCTTTGATCGCCATGGTGGGGTTACTCCTGAAAACGGGTCACGCCTAGTTCTGTCACCCCGCCCGGCGTTCGTCAAGAGTGAACGTGCGTTCACCTATTGGCTTCGGCCCACTCGGACCCATAGCGCAGCATCGTGTGGAAGGCTAGGCGCAAGCGGCGGCGGGCGTTCCTCAGAGCCACCGCCGTGATTAACGCGGTGACGGCCACGAACATATCGGTGGCCACCATGTAGAAGGGGGTGGGGTATTGCCAGACCAGAGTGCCCATCACAAGGTGATGCACCCCACACGATCCGATGAACCACTGAAACAGGCGGGACAGAACCCGGAAGCCCGTGCCATAGTTGGGCAGGTCCGCCGTCCAAGTGCCTATCTCAAAACAGACCCATAGATAGGCTAGGCCGGTGATCAGGTTGGACAGAAACCACGCTATAGCCATGTAGTCGGCAAAGGGTATCATTCTGCCTCCGCTTCTACTGTGAAGAAGTCAGAAGGGGGAACGTGGATTATGTCCTCAGTAGGGCAGGATCGGGTATCAGGTAGCAGTATAGGGGTGTAGCTGTAGTGGCCGTCCACCATGTCACTAGGCAAGCGGATGCGCACCGAAAATAGGGTGTAGGATAAGGAGGTAGGGGCCTGAATGGCAGAGGTATCATAGGTGTATTCGTTCACCACCCCGTTGCTCTTGGCGGACCAGAACTGTGCCCGAACCGTGGTGGAACAAGACTTGTTCCGGCGTAGCTGGTAGAGGAAGGTCACCACTTGGCCGGGCTGGTAAACCATGTTGCCCACGATTTTGCCTCCCCCGGAGAACTCCACAAACCCACGTGGCGCAGGCAGGGCGTTTTCGATCCGGGTAAGCTGCATGGTCATGGACCCGAACTCTACGCGGAGTTCCGCCAGCTTGTCGTCAAAGTATTGGTCGATGCGGGGTTGTAGTGCCCACCAGATCGCCCCCCATAGAACGCCGGTGGCAATGATCAGAGCAGCCGCCCCCTTGGCAGCGGAGCCAATGGCCTTCCATAGCTGATCGTCAGAGATAATGTGATCGGACAAGAGGGCTCCTTTCAAAGCGGAAGAGCCGGAATGAACCGGCCCTCCACCTATAGCATTCACCTGTAGGTTGAACACCCGCCTTTTATGGGGAGGGTTTATGTCACAGTATCATGTGAACAGGATTTGAAGTTCGTCATTTCCGTTCAGGCGGGACAGAGCGCCGTCGATTTCAAAGATGCGGATATTGTTCCGGTCCGCATAGGCTATGTTCGTGATCTGGTGGTTCGGCGCATGGAACAGGACGATGTTGCCGT